ACCGGTACCCCTTCTAACACAGCAGCCACGCTGGCGCTGCTGTTGAAGAACACCGCTGAATGTGCTGATTGTAAATTTTCTGTCAGGGTAGACTCCAACGGATTTACGACCCTGACATTTTGCCTGGCATATTTTTTATGACAAAACTGTGCAAAGTCCTCCATGTCAAATTTGCCTGGATGCGGGCGTATGACTATTCGTCTATCAGTATACTGTCTAATTTCTTGTATTTTATCAATCAACCATGCAATAGGGCTCAGAGTCTTCATGCTGAATCCACCATCGCGTTGCATGCCAATCAAGATGTAACCATCAACAATGCGTGTGGGTTTCATCTGTATTTGTAAATTGTGCTGGATCTCTTGCCATTTAACACAATCACTGTTGTGATTGGCGTACTCAGCACGATCGTAAAAAGGCCCGCCAAGACTGTAACGCAGATAGGTTCCGGCGTCGTCTAGGTATTTGAAACAGCTGGCATCAACACACATGGTATGCAATCCGTGACGTTGCTGTTCAGCAATGATCTGCTTTCGCAATGTTATATTTCTACCACCAGTGTTTGTTGTTGCCCATCCCAGTATCACTGCCAGGCGGCTTGGTTGATAATGATAGTCCCAGTCTACCACAACATTGTGTCCAGTTGCTCTAACTCCTTGAGCAAAATTTTCAAGACACGCTATTTTGCGCAAGTGCTTTTTTGCATTGGCCACGCTGGAAACATAAACAACTACGTCTGCCACATCAACCGCCGTTGAGAATTCGCCAGGCCGTACCGTCACGCATTTCCACTTCTGTGAATTGGCAATAGGCTATGTGTCTTGCCCAGGCTTCCACTTCTTCTAAGCTGGGCATGCGTGGATTTTCTATTTCACTCAAATTCTGGCTGCACAAAGGTGCTGCTGCATTTGGACCCAGTGTGATTGCAGGTCTTCCGTGCAGCAATGCTTCACCAGCAGCAATGCTGGAAAATGTGATCAAGCAATGCACATCACGATCCAGGGCCATTTCCATGGTATCGTCATTGACTCTGGTACTACGACCTTGTTTGGTCCTTATGACCACAGGTCTATCAGTGTACTTTTTGATTTCTTCTTGTACATTGGCCAGCCAGTCTTCCAGGATGATGTCATAGTTGTTCAGCAGTTTTTGACTGGGCGGTGCAATGAGAATGTTTGTTCCTGTGCGCATCTTGCGCGGTCTGACGTTGGTTTTTTCAAGTCTGTCCCAGGGACGATCCACAACAGGTCCAAACCATTGCACATCGTTTTTGGTAATGCGATGGAATGTTTTTTTCTTGCCGTTGCCAAAGTATCCTGTGTCAATGTAGTAGAAATCTCTGCCGGTATCTCTACAGGCCTGCATTTGTTTGCGTTTGGTAATGCCACGCAACACTACCGGTGTTGGTGTGAATTCTTCTCGTGACCAAGTGCTGATTTGGCCGCCAGCACCTTGAACAAAACTTTGTAGGATGGGATCGTACATGTGTCCTTTTCTTTCATATCTATATTCGCTGTCGGTACTCACAATGTTGTTGACCGGCAATGCTGCCAGCTGCTGACCAAGTGTTTGCAGTGTGATGCCGTATGTGGATCCTGCAGGGTCCACACGATATTTTAACACATTATCAAATATCTCTCGAATTTCGGGTACCACTTGATCCAACACATGTGGCGGTGGCGGTGTTGATGCTTTGGTAGAGTCAATACACTCGTTTTTTGCCAGCAACCAATTGGCGCCATATTCGGTTTTTACATAGTCAGGAAACCACGGACCGCCTTCAGTATAGTGTATGGCCTTGGGCCGACCATCTTGGGGCTCATGATACCAGTTTACCAGCCAATTCCATGATTTATCAACTGAGCCAAGTGCGCCAGTCCACTCAAATCTGTGCAAGAATTGTGGAGTCTGTGTGTTTACCACATCGGCAGTCAGTGTCTGTGTTTCAGGATGCGAACAATTAAACAGCATCAAACTGGACCAATTTTTTCTTGGATACTGATGTTGTACCTTTCCGTCCATCTTGGTTGCTGTGGTAGGAGTATAGTTTTCGTGTTGCACCACACTCACACTTTCGTATGGATTTTTATGTTGTCGAAACAATTCTACTATGTCATGTTCAAACAAAAAATCGCAATCAACAAACAATGCATATCCTTGATACTTGCACAAATGTGGCACCAAAAATCTCGTGAATGTGAATTCCGTGGCACCATCCACATCTGTATCTCTTGTGTAAATTCCTTGCTCTCGCAATTCACTCTGTTTTAAAAACACAATTTGAACCGGAGAGGATGCATGTTTTAATATGCTGTGTTTGCATACTTCGGCCACTTCAGCTTCTCGAGAATCCCAGCCGATAAAAACTTTATATGTCATGACTTGAGTTTGCCTACAGTTTCTCGTTCAATGTCGCTGTGATCAAATTCGGCCCAGTACAATTCAAATGCCACAGTATCTTCTACTGCTTCAAATTGATGATATTCCCCAGGGGCTACCTTGGTATATTGTCCAGCAGTCAGTGTGGTTTCGTCTACCAGGTCATATCCGTTTTTCCACACACGAATCAACAGTTTGCCCGACTCAACATAGAATCCGTTCCACTTGAACTTGTGTTTGTGCTTGGAGCAAACTCCGCCAGCCACAGCTTCGATCCTGTGAAATTCTAGCACACCATTAGCTTCGAGTAATTCTGTTTGTCCCCAAATTTTTCCTGCCTTCATTTGGGTGTCCTTTTGATATTTTCTACAAGTGCAATTTTCATGCAGGTATTTACACCTGAATGTCTTCCATACCTGCAGTTCTTAGCCGGACCACATGTCCCATTTGCCACTGTTTGGTATCCAGACCTTTGAGAATGCCCAGCCAGCGATTGCGCAGGTATGCCACTTCGTTTATGATAGTTTCGTAGTCAATTACTTCGTCTTCGCCGTCCACATACTTTTCAGCGTCCCGCGATGTCAACGCACGAGCATACGCTTCCAGATACTTCTGAAAATGTTTTCTACGTATCTTGCGCAGTTGGATGTTGAGATAGTTCAACACCGCTTCAATTTCTTGAAGTTGGTTGAATCTGTGTTCGGTAATGCCGGGCAAGGCTGTGATATTCTTTTCCACTATGCCGTAAATTTTACAGTCTTTTTTGGCATCGTCGAGCTCGCGCTCGTAGTGGCTTATAAAGTCTGGGATAGCACCAAGGCTAGCAACCACGCGGCTATACCACATTTTTAACCTTTGTATTTTTCATTGTTCAATCCAATCTGCTAATGTTTTAGGGAATACCGCAGTAGTCAACGACCTACGGCGACCAAATTCTTTTACGTAAGCCCTAAAATTATGTATCTGCTGATCACTGGGTTGGTGATCCATTGCCTCTAACACAAAATCAGGCACTTTGTTTAATTTTGAATGCAATAATTTTTTGGTATTAGCATCCAATACTGCAACTGATAAAAAATCTGGATCATTGCACAAATTGAAACTTATGTGAGCATCTTGCGCCCAATCAACAAAATCTGGTAGACCGGGCACAGTAAGATTACTGACCGTGGAAGAGAATTTGTAGGCAATTTTTTGTAATTTTAACTGGTCAAGATTGGTATTGAATCTTTTCCAACTGTTGCCATAGCGTACAAACTCATAGGCCGGTCCAATGTTTTCTGCACTGATCGCTATAGTGATATTGTTGGGCAATTTTTCTAGTTCTTTTGCAAATCTAGTTTCATCCACTCCAAGTCCTGAGCAAATGGACACAGATATATGATCGGGTATATTTGCAACTAATCGTGCCAAATCTAAATATAAAAATGGTTCGCCGCCGGTGATTGATATCTCACGCAATCCCGGTGCTTGATACAGTTTGATAGTTTCATCCAAAACTGTCTGCCATACAGATGACAACTTCAATTGCTTTTGTCCTACAGATGATACCAGCCGGTCTCTGTCATTGATTGTGAATCTGTCACTGGCAATTGTGACCGGATATCCTTTTGTAGCAACATCTCGTGACCATGCCGAACTGTGAGTTTTGCAACAATACACACAGGTCATATTACAATCAGATCCTATCACAATATTTAAAACTTCGGGATCGTTGATCAATTTCAAATGTGTTCTATCCTGGCTGCCCATGCTTGATCGTCTACTAGGCAGGCCTTGTGATTCCGGGATCCAGCAATTATCTTTACAACTGATCAGTGCACCACTATCAAGCATTGATTGACGATCACTCACAAGCTCAGGCGTGTTAAATAGTTGTCCAGGATTTTGTTTCAACCAATTTATATTTGGTCGTTGAGGTGTTGCCGCACAACAGCTAGAAGTTTGAAACTTTCCCAGATCTACAGAAAGCCACCAAAACTTTTGACTACAATAGTAATCTGTAAGTTTTGGATCAGACATTAGTTTTCCCAGTCTTCGTCTTCGTTATAATCTTCGTCTTCGGGCTCTTCTTCGTCTTCCACATAGTCCTTGTCGTTGTCAAGGTATGAGGTCAGCGCACGTTTGATGTCTGCGTCGCCTTTGAAAGCTTCGCGAATATCTTCCACGTCTGAATCATTATCCATCAAGATTTGAATCACAGTTTCGGCTGCTTCGGCACGATCTACTGTGTTTACAAAACGCTTGAGTTCGCCCCAAATTTCACTTGCTATTGCTTCACTCATCTACTGTTTCCTCCTGCGTACTTACCTCGGCTTTCTGGTTTCCAAAGTCTGCCATGACCTTGTCCAAGCAACCATCATCATTCTTTTCCCATGCTTTGCGGAACTTCTTGATAATTTCTCCGTCGCTTGTGGTAAACACCAGACTGTTGCCTTCACGTTTGAGCATGGCTTTCTTTTCAATCAAGTCCACAAGACCCGAGTATGGACTCATGCCTGTTGTGTAAGGAATTTTGACCTGCACACCTTCAAAGGGCTTGGCATAGCGTGTTTTCATAACTTTGCAACCGGCACGAATACCGTTTACGTCCGAAACTTTGTTGCCATCTTCGTCCTCTTTCAGCTTCATCTTTTTCATGGCCACAACAATTGAGCTGGCATAAATGAAACCTTGGCCGCCGCTGATCTTGTCATCCGGATCAAACATATCCTGACTTGCGTATGTGTGATTGGTGCAAACCAAGCCCACGTTGTATGAACCAAACATGTTCACACAGTTACGCACCAAAGCAGTGAGAGCTTTGGGCTTGCGGCCAAGATCGCCTTTCATTTCGCCTGCATCAAACTGGTTTACGTCAGTGGGTGTAAGCAACATACCCAGACTGTCAATTACAAACATGACCTTGGGTCTCTCGCTAGCATCTAGGGCTTTGTAATCGCTCATGAATGTGGAAATTGTTTTGGCCACATCATCAATCATGGCCATGCTCAATTTTAGCAATTTGCTTTCGCTGGTGTCAACGCCTAATGCTTTGAGCCAATCCTCATCTAGTGCGTTTTCACTATCAATCAACACCACAAAGATGCCTTGCTGTTGTGCATTCTTGATAATGTTACCAGAACAGATGTAACTTTTGCCTGCGCCCGAGTCGCCAGCAAACACAGTGACCTTGCCCAAAGGAATACCACGGTTGAAGTCGCCGCTGATCAAATAATTCAAGGCATAGTTGCCTGTTGAGATCCAGTCTGTTGGATCGTTAAAGCCTATCGAAAGGCCGTCAATACTTTTTGTAATTTCCTTGCGGAACTTACTAACGTCAAAGGGTTTTCCCATAATTCACCTG